CCTTCCTACGATAGAGTTCACGAATGTTCTTAATGATTTTTCTTTTGTCAACTGCAAGATTACTTGGAATTGCATTCATGAATGACTTACGGAACTCTTCAAGGAAGTCGTAGATAGTATTGTCAACATCTGCATATGCAAGAAGTTGTTGAATATTCTGCACAGGACTTGCACGATAACTCGTTACTGTGCCAGTTGCACCAGAGGTTGCACCAGTGATTGTCTCACCAGTTACGAACTGTTGTTGAGAAGTAATGAATAGTCTTGGTCTTCCATTGTTACCCAAGTCATCAACAAGAACTTCAGCAGTAGCTTTAGAAGTAGACCCAGTGATAATTTCACCAACGACAAACTTACCTGTAGTACCAGTTCCCTTCTCAAGAACGATACGATCTGCATTCTCGTCAAGAAGTCGAGTGGTTGTCTCTACCTCAAGAAGTAGATTATCAATTGTTGCAGAGACGACGAGTTCACCAGACTCCAGATACTTGTAGTAACTCTGAAGAAAGGATGAGAATACTGGATGGTCATCTGCCACAAAGTCGGGAAGTTGACCATCAATCTGTGTGCTGACCTTATTGATTAGGTCTGGTGAATATCTGCCGTCAAAAGGTGCCATTAGTTATAGCTCGATGGTGTGGTGTAACCAGAAGTGGTTGTAAATGAAGTATTACCTGAGTCATTACCCTGAGCAACTGTATCAACAGATGCAGTCACGGTGGTATTCACCAAATCAATTTCAAGTAACTGATTTCTCTTTGGAACAATATCAAGTGAGTCTGGTGTAACAGTAATACGAATTTGTGTAGAAGTTGCACCGTCCACATTTGAAACACTATTAATAGATATTGGATTAATTGAAATAGTGCCGTTAGTATAATCTATAGTCCCGGCAGTAGAATTTAGATATCTTCTTACACCAGAAACAATAGAGTAAACTCTAATATTACCAGTTCCATCATCATCAAAGAAAAATTCTGTTGCATTTTGTCCAACAATACCAAACCCTGTTGATGCAACGATACCACCAGCACTGGCATTATGTCCAGAGTGTGGGTTATATAATCTGTTATTGAAATAAACTTTATAAGATTTTGATTCTGCTAAAGTTGGAGTAAAGTATTTTGCCAAAGAGATATTCAATGTGTTGCCCGTAATTGATGTATCTGTATCATCAATCAACCCTGTCAACTTAGAGTGTCTAAACAAACCATTAAAGGTATTCAGATTGTCTCTGTTATAATTTGTGATTGTACTACGAACATTGGATTCAATAGTTACCGCACCCTTTGTTGTTGCATTTGGGTTGAACTTGACATTTGACTGAAGTATGAGGTATAAAGTTTCTGGATCAACGATTACAGGAGTAAGTGAAGCAACCGTATACTGTTGTAAGTTTCTCTTCAAAATTTCTTTTTGTGTCTCAGTAAGATTTTGGCCAGTAGTTGATTTAACACTAATAAACACCTTACCATATTCTGGTGTGGAGGTCACACCAATACTAGTATCGAAAGAACCTGTCTCTCCACCAAAGACTGCAACTGCTTGAGTCTGTGCAAAGAGTTGTCTTACGAGAGTCTTATAATCTTCTGTCGTTACAGCTCTACCCTGTGAAGCATAATCCAAAGGTGCATTGAGTTTGATAGATTCGATTGACTCTGCTTCTGAACCACCGATAGAACTTTGAAGTGTTGTAACAGATACGTTTGTGACACCATCAATTGCACCAGCAGAGGTAAATACTGAAGCCCCGTTGCCATCTTCTTTATTGGAAACAACATACTGAAGAATTACAATGTTGTCATCTGACAATGCCCTACCAAGAACACCATCGCCAAAATACACTTCAAATCTACCAACCTCAACCTCTTGTAGAAAGTAAACATGACTTGTGCCGGTAATCTGTGCAATGTCTGTTGCAAGAGTATAAGTTGTTGTGGTGGAATCAGATGCAGAGTTCTGAACCTTTACAGTAAGTGTACGGGTGTCCACTCTATTGTCATTAATTAAGAATCGCTGTTCAACATCTTGAGTATTTACAGTATATCTGGAAGTGACAAATGTTCCCTCATAAAGAACAAGGTTAGAGAACACAATACTGTTACCAATGTTTGATTTGGTTATTTCCGTTGGATTAATAAATGTGTATGACTCACCTTCAATCGTTGTATTGAAAACTGTTCCCGCAGACATCGTTGCAGTTGCGTTTGTAGTGTTCAATGCAACCTCGACAGTTGCAGTTGCAGCCCTTGCAGACTGTGGAACATATCCAAGTGTCTTTGCATGAGATACAACAGATGAACGCAGAGAAGAACTGTCAAGGAACATTTCGTTTGCAAGCATGTTCGCATTGAACGCAAGATAGTGAGTGTTATATGCAAGAACATCCAAAAGGATGTTCATACCAGAACCTTCAAAGTCGTAGTCAGTAAACTCTGTCTGTCCTTTGAGGAATACTTTTAGATTGTCTTTGATATCATCAAAGTCTAACTCTGTTACATTAAGTCGTCTTGGATTTACCGCCATTATCGTAGTCTCTCTAATAGAACTGTGGTATCAACTAATTCTGTAGGAGCATTCTGTACATAGAATTCAACACTGATTTCATATGCATTGCGGTCCAAGTCAGGGTTTGCCCGCACACCCACTAGTCTTGCTCTTGGTTCAAAGTTCTCAATTACATCTTCAACCTTCTGTGATAATACAAATGCAGTGATAGGACTCAATGGTTCGAATAGAAGTCCACGAATACCAGAACCTATCTCTGGATGAAAAGGTTTCTCATAGATGTTTGTGAGGATAAGGTTTCTCACAGACCTCTTGATTGCCTGAACACCATTTACCTTTGAAATATCCTTGGTTGCACTCTTCTTACCAAAGAACAAGTCTAGGTCTTTGTATATCTGTGCATCCCTATCAAGATTGATATTTTTGGACTGTGCATCAGAATAGGTTGTATTTAGAGATGCTCCGTGGGCCATGAGTAATCCTTTTTATATTATTTATACTCACTCACTCGCAGTTTGTTTCATAATATACTTCTTTGGTGAACCCCAAACATCACTTGCTTTAACTCGAATGAATCTTTTGTTTGTTTCTTTGTCGTTTGGATTAGAAATAGTCACCATAACATTCTTACCCTTCAACCAAGCATTCTGCTGATTTCGATGTCGTTCCAATGGAGTTGTATCAAGACGAACTGCATTGCGTGTCTTTTTGTTTACGTTTGGGCGTTCTCCCTTTGAAACGTAATGTGTACCTTTACTCTTCTTACCTCTAGCCATTAATGATCTCCTTCACTGGCCTGTATGATGTATCATACTCATCGCATAAAAGAACTTCTGATATAACCGCATCAATATTCTCATGCCAAAAATTTAAAAACTTGTGTACTCTTGGATAGTCTGGTTTAACATCCTGAGTCTGCCAAATGAACTCTTGCAGAATATCGTGATAATCAGGCATCCAATAAAGTATATTTAGTGTGACTATAGATTTTCTTTTCAGAATCATGTCTCAACCTCTGGATCGTAATTGTCCCTGTACATATAAGTGATTTTGAACTGTCTTCCCTTAAATAATTTGTTATATCTTTTATCCGAAATGAGCCTGCCAGTCACCGTTCCATTTCTTCGTTTCGCACCGGCCTTAGTTTTAGCGAATGGGTTTTTCTTGTTTCCACGAACAGTATAGGTAATTGAGGTCAAATCACCTTCGTGATCTCCTAATGGAAAATATGGAGTCTTGAAAGTAATAACTTTACCTTCCATTGTAATACCCCTATTAGGAATCCCTTTAATATTGGGATGGATGTCGAGGATTTCACCATGAATACCATAACTTTCTCTATATGCTGTACCTTGTATATCTTTTACAGTTCGTACATCATTATCAGCCAGATTGTATTGTGTTATAGATGGTCTAAATGCAGGAGTATGTGATAATTCGACTTGTACTGTGTAAAGTCCATCAGAGTCGGGTACTCCACTTGAAAATAAGATATCTGATTTTTTAACTATTAATTCTTCCCTAGAAATTCTATGAGTAAACCCGTCTGATTTTGACTTTGGTGCAACATTCTTCCTATCTTCTGCTTTCTCCACCTTTTTAGACACCACTTTTGTTTCACCAACGGCCGTGCTTATTGTTTTGACTTGTTCCTCAGGCACCATAGAGTACGCACCGGCATCCTCTTCTAATGGTGTTGTCTCTGTCTTCAGTGGAGTTTGTGCCGCAGCAACATCAACTTCAATTTCCTCCGTTTGTTCCGTTATTGATGCATTCTGTGTCACAGTAGATACAGTTTCAGTTAATGGTGCAACTGCTGCCTGTAAAACGTTTGTTGCTTTCTCCGTTGCTGGATTTATACTACCGGCTTCCTTTTCTATGTTAGGAACCACATTACAGATATTACCACCAGAAGTAATCGCAGATAGTCCACTACTAATTAATGAATCTAAATCCTTACCGGCAGCAGCAAGGTCTGTACCAAACTCTTTTGTAATTGTTGCAAGAGAAGACAGATATGCGGGTGTGCCTGGTACAAGTTCAGACAACGCTTTGATTTCTGCCTGTAGATTGAGTTTTGGTAGTTGTGGAATCTCAATGGACTGCAATTTTGCAGTCAAAGAATTAAGTTCCGTCTGTGCAGATGCAAATGCTGCTGCAGCGGTTGATGCTGCAGCGTCAATTTTAGATTCAATTTCTGAGGCGGCCTCATCCAACTTCTTGAACACATCATTCATCTCTGGACTTGCACCACATAGGTTTGAGTTTGCAAAATCTACCATCGTTTACTCCTACGGACCACAGAAAACATTTGAACTTCCAGCCGCAACAGAAGTACATGCAGTTATAGCGTCACCAACTCTTCCTGCACCCTTACTGTTAACAAATACAGTGGAAGAACCTGTTGTAATTGGTGCTGCATGTGAGGGACATGGTGCGCCGGGCAGAAGATGAGATGTATTATTGTCACCCTGCCGTGACCATGCAATACTATTTACGAATACAGTTGGTGAACCCTGTGCTCTGGTCATACCAGAACAATGAGCCACATCTGCATCTCCAATTCTAGTTGCTGCTGGCACGTTCTCTCTCCAATAGTTCTTGTAACCTGTCATTCCACACCGCCATCACAGCGTGTTCATCCTCTGTGTGTGGTGCCTCTGGATAATCAGGTATGAATTTAATAACATTCCTAAACTGTAAGTCCTCTGGTACATTCTCCCAATCATCATATGTAACAAAAGAACCGTTATGTAATAAAAACTGAAACTCTGCCATGTTGCACCTATGGGTTAAAGTCAATCCTTGCACCAACAATCTCGACATTGCCTGTAGATGTATGGTTCCAAGTTGTTCCTGTGGTTGAAGTCCATGCCGTACCAACGGTTTGCGTTAGTGTCGTCTCTGGATTGATGGTCATCGCAGTTGCAGACTTCATGTTTAGTGTGGACCCTGATTTGATTGATACGATACCAGAGATGGTTGACTGTGAGAGGTTACCACTTACGTCAAGCAGATAGTCTTTTGATGTCTTAATATGAATACCACGTTCATTCTCGTTGGAGTCCATCTTCTTACCATCAACAGACAGTTTGTATTGACCACCAACAATCTCAACACTGGACTTCTCTTTGGAAATGATCGTGTCACCACCGATACGTCCCTTTACATCGTCCTTGATATTGTATGCATGGTTACCAACAATCTCCTCTTCGCGATTGCCGCCGATAGCTTCACCAGTTGTTGGGTCAGACTTTGCACCAACCTTAGTTCTTTCGTTGCCGTGTATCTTTCTATAGAAGTCACCTTCAACTTCCAGTATGTAATCACCCTTAATGAGTTGACGAACAGAACCTTCTACAGTGATATTCTGTGAACCCTTGATGACAATGTTCTCACTACCGATAACAATTTCGTAATTGTCACCGATAATCTTGGTAACCCTGTCACCATTTGCATGTAACTCTTCGAATGTACCTGTACGGTGTTGTCGATACAGACGTTCTGCGCCGGGACTGTCATCAATCTCCATGATGTGTCCAGATTCAGTCTCTACAACATGGTTGTATGGATATACACCAGAGATATATGGGTCAATGTTTGATGCGAACCCTTTTGGATGCGGTTCCTCCCAGAACCCTCTTGTCTCAGCCTCTGCAACATCAGACACACTTGCAAGATTAGGTTTTGTTGCAGTGGGAACACCTGTTTTGCCATTAGGGTCTGTAGGTTCTATTGCAGGAGCAGGGTCACCACGCAGTCTTCGTGCGCGTCTGTCTATAAGTGACTGATGACTTTCAGATGACTTACCTCTTGCAAGACGATTTGTATCAGGTTCACCTACGTCATGACCGCTATTCCTCTCGCTAGGATAAGGACCATACACAGGATTCATTACATAATCATCCTGTGCAGAGGAATCTGAACGTGGGTCGTTAAAACCCTCTGCTGGATTTGCTTCTTCTTGTGGTGTGCCGGGAAGAGAACCAATAATCAGTGGTTGTTGAAACTCGTTATCACGAAAGAAACCAACAACCCATGCACCTTCAACTAACCATGAAGGTGTAGTACCCAACCCTTGCATGGATGGGTCTGTAACAGGGTGCATGACATGCGCCCAAGGCAAATCAGCCGTGGGGAGTGCAAAAACATCCTCAGTATGATAACCAAGGCATCGCACTCTCACACGGCCAACTTGTTCTGGATCGTTTCGGTCTTCGACAACGCCGACAAACCAGTTAAATCCGTCGCGTCCCATGAAATAACTATTCTGCATGGAACTATTTATAAAGGTTAATGTAGGTCTGGATCACGACCGAGGCGTTTTTCCTCAGTGCTCCAGTTATACTTAAGTACTTCAAGTTTCTGATCTGGATTTTGTAATTTCATCTGTTGAAGAGTCTCGTCTGCCTCATCTTTATCCAGATGATCTACAACCGTAGACACAATCTTATACTTTTCCATGATTATCTCCTTCAGCAATTGATTCGTGATCTTTAAATCATCGGTTTTGAAATAATCAGATGCGTTCTTTGAGGCCCGCAGTTAACAAAAGTGTGTAAAATTGTAGTATCAACCTCATAGAGAAAACCATCAGCAGGTATATGAATTACTTCATTCAACGTAGGAAAAACAAAGTAAGCATTTGGGTTGGTTATAAGAGCCGCATGATAACGAGGAGAGTTGTCCCTATGAACAGAATATGATGTGCAAGGATTCATATGCATAATCCTAGCACGTTCACCGTCCACATCATGTATCATATTCGCAAAAACTGTACCCTCGTAAATTTCATTTAATGTTCTGAAATCTGACTGTTTACAGATAAATCTTTTCTGATACCACGGATATGCACCATCATTCGGATGCCATTTACCATCCGTCCAATCCACATCCGCCCCCAAACCATCCGTATATGGATTACCTACATTCTTGATCCTACGTTGTATACAAGTCTGTAAGTTTTGTCCCTTTTCGATTTTATGGCTGTCATACAACTTATCTCCTAGACGATGTTGTATGAGTTCCCACTCAACTAGACATCTATCTAGATCATAGAAATGATTAGTTTTTCTTACTGGACAATCTGTCATGGTAGTATATTTAGTCATTTTACAATTAAGTTCTCTTTATAGACACTTTTCAAACCAAGTGCTTCTGTGTTAAATTTAACTAGATTACGAAGTGCATCTTTAGTAATGAATGTCATTAAAACATCTCGCTGTCGATTTCCATCAACACCAATCTTCCATTCATACTTACCAACCTTCTTCTGGATATTGGCAATCGCAGTAGCATCTTTACTCATTGCAGTAAGTGCATCCTGCAACTTCTTTGCGTTGGGATTGTCTTTGCGTACCCAAAGAGCCTTTTGCATACCATCTCTAAAACTTTTTACGAGTTTATATGCATCATAAAACTCACCACTTGGTGCAACACCATACTTATTTTTGAACAAAATCTCAAATTGCATGTTAGGATAGTTTGGGTCATCCATATGTGATGCGGTGTTTGCGTCTAGGATACCATGTGTAAACCACACTCTAGCATTCGGATTTGATGCAACATGTTTCTTATATGCAGCAGGGTTCTCTCTTGTACCATTCAGTTCACCACGTTTGAATGCTAGACGGCGTTCACCTCCACTCATACCTGATACCCATGTAACATTTTTCTTGAAACATTCAATATACTGATTCACACTCAAATCAGGTCCACACAATAGCATTGTCATTGCAAATGCCTCAGGCACCATTCCAGAACCAGCGGCAAATGAAATCTTATCCCCTGATTTGTAATCCTTGCGAATACCCGCAATAATATTCAAGTTCATAAGTCCAATGCTGGTATAGTCTGCATAATTGTAATCAACATTCTCTTGCAGAAATGAAACACCATTCCCACCATGAGATACCATTACAGTCTTATCGTCTTTCTGTAGGTCATTGTGAAACTTATTGAAGCCGGGAATATCTCTTGCGCCTGGAATGGTCCTGATAATAATTTTCTCACCAAGGAAGGGGGCAAGTTCTTTGGCAACAATTTCAGTCCACACAGTGGTTCCACCGCCGGGTTTTTGTGGGACAACAAATGTATAATCAGCACTTGCTGTCGAAGTCATTCCTAGCACCATGGCTAGACTCATTACTAGTTTACGCATAACTTAATCTCCTCTTTGTGGTTATACCCCAAGCAAATACACCTGTAGTTAATAGTAAAAGTATAACAAATATTGGTCTTGTGATCAGTTGGTCAATTGAATACAAACTGGTCACTTGTAGTGTTAGAGCCTCTACACGCTCTGCTAGTATAAATCCAATTACCATTGCAGGACGACTGAATTTATATTTCTTACACAGTATGCCCAGAATACTGCACACTGCAAGAATAAAGTAATCTTCCCATCCACCTGTGTATTGAACACATGCCCAAGTGATGAACACAAGCAACAGAGGGAAGTAATACTTGTATGGTACACGGGTGATGGCACTAATGTATCGTGTAAACAATAAACAGAACACACCAACCAGAACAGTTGCCCACATAAACCCAAATGTTAGACTGTCAAAGAAACGCTCGTCCTGTGCTAAGTCTGGTGTACCCAGTTCAAATCCCAAGTACATAAACAATGCCATGATCACCGCTGCAAATGGTGCGCCGGGAATACCAAACAAGACAGTAGGAATCATTGATGTTGCCTTCTGTGCATTATTCGCACCTTCTGGTCCAATAACACCTTTGATGTTTCCATCACCAAACTTTTCTTTGGGGTGTGCAGCAACAGTTGACCCATATGCCATCCAATCTGACATTGCTCCACCAAGTCCAGGCAGTAAACCAACGAACGCACCTATGAAACCACCACGCAATGCATCCCACTTACTATTCCATACAGCCTTCACCCCCGATATTGTCTGACCAAGTTGATCTGCACTGTTCACGGTTTTGCGTCTACGTTTTAGTCCATCTACAAGTTCTGGAATAGCAAACAACCCTGCGACAAAGGGCATCAACTGTATACCATTACCCAAATAATCCCAACCTAATGTATAACGGTCAGCATTTGTTGCAGGGTCAGTACCAATAAGTCCCAAACCAATTCCTACTACAATAGCAATCAAACTACGCACCCACCAAGTGCTTGACACAAAACCAACAGTCGCAAGTGCAAGCATAGTAAACGCCCACAGTTCTGGTATACCCAGTATCATTAACAGGTTCGTGTACCAAGGTAATAGTGCAAAGGTGAGTGTTCCCCAGAGTAAACCATTCACAGTGCTGGTTGTCACTGCGGCAGTTATTGCATAGGTTGCTTTACCCTTTTGTGCTAGGGGAAATCCATCTACCATTGTAGCAGCAGCACTGTTTGCGCCGGGTATTCCAAGAAGAACACCTGTGTAGGTGTCCCCTGTGGTAGAGGCGGCAACAACTGCCATGCAGAAGATCACACCCAAGTAAGGTTGATCGGCAAAATAACTAATGAATCCAAACAACGCTACAAGGCCGGTGGTCGCACCAGCACTTGGAATGATACCTATTAATAGTCCGTATAATGTTCCTGCTACAAGAGCATAAATTTCATGCATAGAAATACACAACAGGCATCAATGCCTGCAAATCCTTTCAAATTTGTGGGGGGAACACTTCTGAACTTCACGCTATGTCCGTTAGAAGTGATGTACCTCTATTTAGTCCTCCACACAAAGTAGATTCGACCTCTATGACTGTCTGTTTTTATATCCAAGATGTCTACGTTAAGTTGTTCAGCACAATTAACAATGAAGTTTGCATCCCAAGGGTAAAAGTAAATCCAGTTGCTGTGATTTTTACTACCCACAGGTCTGTCTGCTTCGTCATGTGGTAGGCCGGGATTGACACGAAAGAACATAACAGCGCCGGGATTACACAAACTTACTGCATGTTCAAGTTCTGCAAACACCTTATCCGTGCTACCAAAATTAATACTACCCAGTGCAAGTGTAGCATCATACTTTTCGTCTGGATGATAATCCAATAGTTTCACTTGCAAGTCTGCTGCACTGTTGTAAGGATCAATACCAACTAGGTTGTGAATCTTACCTTTGAATTCATGATAACCGCAACCAATATCCAATACACGTTTGGGATTTAAACTGTTTACCTCATCAATAAGTTTCAGTCCACTGTACTTGTACTTCTTCATTTCAGCTTGCCAGTGATTTCGAAAGTAGTTATCAAGCACCTTGTCATCTATCTGATCGACAAGTTCTCCCATATGAGAGTATTCGATTTGATCCAGTTCAATATCAAATGTACTCTGTATGGCATGTCTCAGAGTATTGGGTTGGCGCAACAACTGTGGACTAACGTGTATCAGTTGTTCAAGCTTGTTTAGAATTTTATGATTCATTCATTTCCCCATAAGTTGCAAGGAATACATCACTATGTTGGACATCCTGCTTCCACTGCAACATATGTTCTTGTCCAAAGTCCAGTATTAATTTATTCTGCCGTGCAATCTCTTTTCTCATACCGTTCTCGTCACCATACCAATCATAGTTGGGATATGTTATATCAAATCCACCCGCCTTCATCCACCAATCGAAACTGGCATCATCAGGACGATACACAAGTTGTATCAATGCGTCTGGATATCTTTCGATAATCTCATCAAAGTGATAAACCCACTCATGACTCATCAGTAACATCGTTCCAGTTTTGTCTTGAAACGGTGCAGTCAGATTATCATAATCTAAATTAGTGTCAAACTCCATTCCTGTGCCGAAATAACTGTCCACATGACCACCATAATCTCCATGACGATACACACGATGCGACGCTCTGTCAGATGTATTGTATTCCTTCTCGCGTTTCAGTCGTTGAGCAACACCACTCCATCTACTGCCGGGAACACCTGTAAAGAATATTAGTTTTTCATTCACAACCTTCTGGAACCTCAAACTTTCTGTACCCGTTTTCATCATAGTCACACCAACTCTGATCAACAAGCATCAACCATTCATCTTCTCTATGCGAATAATCAGGAAATGGGCATGAATCGCTGAGAAACAGATCGTCGTAATAATACAGAGTTCTGTCATTTGTCATTTCATTGAACTTCTTACGAGCAGGACCACGATTAAATCGTTTAAAGATTTCGGATGGACCGCCACGGAAAGCCTCTTCCAGAGTTAACTGCTTCATGAATTCGCTGTTCAATTTTCTTATATTGTTATCAATGCCAGTACCATGCTTATAATCATTTTTTAACACTCTTTCAATGAAGATCGTAACATAATGCTTTGGTTCAAACTTCAAAGATATGATTTC